GTTAATCCTTTACCTCTTTCGTCGTATTTAGCACCGAAAGGTTCATACGACTATCTGCTTTCGTATGCAGAAACCGAATAGACTATAACTCTGGTCTATTAGCAGAGAGTTCCTTCTTTTATGGTCGTCACCGGCGATTGCCGCGTCCACACGTTCATCGTACTGAACTCACCATGTTAGAACTAGCCGAATGCGTCGTCAAAGTAACTGTCGTACCTTCCAGTATGCGATTATAGTCGGCTGGCGATACGATGAACTTGTACTTTTGGTTGTTCTGATCTACGATGTCGACAATGTACATACGCTCGCTCATCACTGAAACATATTCACGTTCAATGGATTTCGCTTTAATCGTTATGGTGTGCACTGCAGCCGGATCGGGCTGATTAGGCGCGCAACTAGTCAGGCTCGCTGAAATCAACAGAAGCACGATTCGCTTTGTCATAACATGCTCTCCAGCATTGAAGTCCACACTGGATGGAGGACTTCCCAGGAATTCGCTCGGGTAAATGCGATGCCAGTGCCAGCATATCCCGATGCGGCTTTCGGGTGCTACAAGAACACGATCCGCCTTCGCTCTGGTCTCCAACGTTCTGGGTTTACCTGCTTAAAGTCAAGCATCACACTCTCCCTAATGGGAAATAAACAATAGATCATGCCGACTACTTAACCTACCACGCTAGCCTCATTATATAATAATACCTAACCCCATTTTACCAGAGGGGAACTTAGTCCCTAACTCCGCTATTCTCAGGGGGTATTACACGTTTATACTGTTTAGCAGGTAACAGTACAAACTCAATAATAGGATTTAACACAATTTCATCGGCATGATCTATTTATCCATACTATCACTTGATCTCATCGCCTCCAACTGCTTTACGAGTTAAATCGTACTTGTTTTGGAGACAATTTCCAAATTCAACAACAGCGTCAGCTTCTTCACCCTTCCCATATTCCAAAGTATGAGTGTCCATCACTCTTACATGAAGATCGCCATGCTTCTTTTGAAGCTTGGTTAGTTCGGTAATGAGTTCGGAAATCTTCATAATCCGACTCCATAAATCCTAATGGATTTAGACTTTGTGGATTACTGTGCGTTCTGCTATTCTTTCACCAATTGTGTAGCCTCTTCAAAAGACATTCCCTGTCTCAGAAGTTTGTTAATAGCCTCATCAGAAGAAATAATTCCATTCTTCATATTCTTGATGATCTTCTGAATCACAACAGCATCAGAAGAACCAAAAGGCATTCCATCCATGACTTTTCTCCATATCCTATATCCTTACTGTATAAGGACTTAGGACTTTCCCCGTAATAGCTTAATCCAACTATCACCTTTAACCCCATATTAACCCCTTACTTTAGCCTCTCAATTATATAGATAATTAAATCCATATAAGAAAGACTTAGTAAGGAGTCAATAATGGAGGGTAGTTTACCATAAACGGCAAACTATAAGTATTTTGGGCATCCTCAGACTTCCCCATTTTCCCACTATTTAATGGGAATAACATATATTCTTCCCTATAAGAATAAGAAAGATATAAGGAGGAAGGAGAGTTAGAGTTTCTAGTCGGGGTTTTACCATCGCTCCAGGCAGCGACCAGACTAGCAAATCCATCTCACTTTACCAAACCCCTTCATTCCAAGGGTTTTTATTCAAAGCGAGCATTAAAATCCCCAGTGAGAATGGAGAAATTAATAATGTAATGGATACAGATTCTATCTGTGATATTCCTTTGGGGAGGAAAATCTCACTCAAAATAGAAAATGAAAACATCATTATTCCTTGAGATTCTTTCGTTTTTGACTCTAAGAGGGAAACAAATAAATTGCTATATTTAAGAATCCCCGTTTTCGCTGTTTATTTAGCAGAGAAATATAAATATGAGGAGAATTAACCCCTCAAATACTTACTTTTCAACACGCCAATAATATTCCATATAGAATTCCCGCAAGAGAACAGAGAAGGGAACAGACTTCGGCATGGTAATTCTCCGTGAGTACATTGGAGTAATCCCCAATGAATATGGAAAGTGCGGGTCTAGGGAGTTAAACCCCAAATTCCTAGTATTATACATAGGAATTATCTCGGATGACCCACAAATATAGTTCCCAAAAGCGAACGGGATTTAATCCATAGTGGACTGTACAATCCCTTAAGCTATATTACCCATAGACTTCCAGGAACATTTCCAATGAATGTTTTTGTGTGGGGTGGATTACTGGATGCCACCCGCCATACACTTAAATGGAAACATATAGAATCTCCCATTACTCATCTCATTGATTGAGAGAGTAAAATTGTTTCAGCAGGAAAAAGATATAGAGAATGTTAATCCTCAATATATCCTCTCTTCTGCTGACTAAACGTGTGGATGGAATACGCTATTAGTTCTTAGCGACAATTCCACCCCGACAATGGAAAACTTCGCACAATATCCGATAGTGGATTCTGTGGGAAATACCATCAAAGTACCGCAAGTATATACATCAGACTTCCAAGTGATTTGTGCTTGCCCGGTTGTATCGGATTCGTGAACAGAGCAAATAGCCTGTTCCATGCTTCCATAAATCCCCATTGCGACCGGAAACCCATCCGGTGCAATCATTGACACAACGAACATCTGACTACCTCCCTAATGGGGGGTGGAAGGGCTAAAGCCCTAGGAATTCCTTGGAACTATACAATCCCAAGGAATTAATTAATCTCTTTAATCCAATCAGGGTAAATGGAAAACGGTTCTACATCTTCCCCGTCGAATGTAACAATTACCCCGATTACCTCTCTCACTCCAACACTTCTGGCAATATTGCAAGTAATCACATCATCCACGGTTGCAGGAATATCTTTCACGATATCCGAACCAGGGATAGAGATGGTGAGTTTATCACCAATACGGATGGAGGGAGAGAATGGCATATAAGTCTCTTCTGCTGACATTTCCCTAATGGGAAACGAGTGTTTATTTCGAACCCACCAGGTTAAAACTAGGCGGGTCGATTCACAGTACTCACCAGGTTCGCGGTCATTATCCTAGTATGTCATCCAGGTAGATTGCGAAAAAAAAGGACAAATGGATATTTTTGTCCAATTTCAGGGCATGAAAAAACCCGGCAGGTGCCGGGTAAGGTAGTCGGGGATTTTTACCAGTTAGCTTTAGGGTCTAACGGCGCGATAACCGTTTCATCCGGAAAACCGTAATAGTCGAGTTCCGGGGATTTACCCGTAAAGATTCTCCGCTCTCCGCTTTCCCATTCTCGCAGGGATTCTTGAGCGCGTGCAATCCGATAGGCTTCCCTGCCGGACCATTCCGCCCATTCACGGAGTGTATCTAACTGCGCCCGTTCCGTGACAATCGCCTGAATCCCTTCCGGGTAATTCTGACGGGCGGAATCGACGATAGGATACTCTCCATCGGAAATAGATTGTTCTCCGAGGGTATCGGGGGATTGAATGTACTTACAATCCCTTTCCACGATTGCGAGCGCGTATCGGTTCGCTTTGTCCGTGTCCCCGTCCATATTCGCCCGTACCATCGAAACGGCAAGGGTAAACCAGAAGGAATGAACACCATTCGTTAAGGAGAGCTCGGCATCGGTGCAATTGAAGGGTTCAGACTGGAGAATGCCGATAATCTCGGATTGTAAAGGCATCCGCTTGGATTGCGGGAGTTTGGAGTATTCGACGGTCGCACCATGCACTTTGTTATCTTCCCAGCGCTCGATTCCGAACCGACGCATAGCGTGTATACGCTTAGCAGTAGTGGCGGAAATTGGTCCCATGCCAATCGCATTCGGTTCCGCGCCTTCCAGAGGTTGTTGGATGGTGCGCACGAATGAAGGGAGACTAGAGACGGGAAAGGCAGAATTGAGAGTAAAGTAGTCGGCGCAGATTGAAAACCATCCCGTTCCCTTATCCTCCCTGATTCCCATTTCATCGGGATTGCTCGCGGCTTCCCATTGGATACCCCATTCACGGCAGTAGTTACGGAATTGGCGGAAAATCTCCCCGTCCGTAGCTTCACCTAGTTGCCGATACCCGGCAGGAATGGGCGCGTCCGGTCCCTTGCGCGGACCTACTCCGCGCTGCGAGTAGTAATCGGGAAGCGCGGGAGTTAATTTAACCATCAACAGAGTTTGGCGACCGCGCGTTACCCCAGCGTATAGGTTCCCTTTAGTGGGATCGATTGCGCTGGGACATTCGGCAATATACTGGTAGCGCGCTGTAGAGGTGTTCTCATGGGTTTTACGGTGGGCGCGTAGTTCTTCCCCCGTCATTCGCCGATAGGTTATCCCACCTAATTCGATGGAATCGGGAAGAATGGCAAGAGTGCCGACTACGCGCCCGAAGGGGAGAGAAGGACGGGAATATTTAGAACGTGCTTTGATGCCGCGCGCGTCAACGCTGCGCAGCTCGTGAAGTGTAGTCGGTGACGTGTTGTTAGGAATGCGCTTCGACATGGAAAACCCCTTCCCCTAATGGGGAATGAACTATCCGTCTGTGTAAACGAAAAATTCCCGCGTCACGGCATCGCGCCATGACGCGGGAAAAGTGGATTACGCGGCAACCGTTTCACCCGGTGCAGCGACGGAAGGCGCGGCAGAGAGCTGCGCGGGTTCGGACATGAATGCGGAAAGGACATTGCGGACGCCCGCAACGTTTTCGAATTTCTGTTGAATGCGACGGGTGAACCCGTCTTCCGTGGTCAGCGACACTGACGCCTGAATGGTCGCACCGGGTTTATTCGTGGCTTCGCGGATCGCTTCCGTGGTGAGCCCTTCGGGCACGACACCCGAAATGCGAACGCGCTCCGTGTAGGTTTGCCCGTCCGTGCCGAGCACATCGCGGGAAATGGAGGTTTTCGCTTCCTTCGTGAACGCTCCGAGCATGGGAGTTGCGGACATAGTGGTATTCTTCCTTCCGGCTCTAATGAGCCAAGAGTTACCCCTCCGGAGTGTCGGCGGGACGCGGAAGTGCGCCCGCTCGTCCGGGGGGGTGTCGCCCGATTGGTCCGCCCTTCCGGGCACCGCTCGGCACGAGTGTGGCAGGAACGGCATAGCGTTCCGTCACTGGTAAGTAGGGGGAGGGGGAGCCAAGGTAGTCCCTGGATGTTATACTTTGTATAACCTGGTCGCGTCGCCGCGGGGGGTGCAGACTAACCAACCTCTCAAAAATCCAGAGTGTATATCCCAAACTAAATGTGTATCCAAAACCATTTATATATTGTTCATGTGTTTTTCTTATGTGTAATAGGATTTAAAAGTCGAAAAGTCCTACAAATTATTGAAAAAAATCCGGGACCACTATTTTCAAAATTCTATTTCCTCCTTCTAGTTATGTGTATATATTTAATATTGTATTAAGTATTTCCATATTTATGTGTATAATATAATTAGAGTTATAGCAATAAAGGATGATTATGTTAGATAAAAATGTAGATGTAATTATTGATGAAGATGAAGAAACTACTAAGGCTGATTTACTAAAAGCCGATCCTAGTGACGAAGAAGCTGAGAAAACTATTGCCATGCATATTATTAGTGGAGTATATCCTAGTACATTGAATTATGATTTTACAGTAGAAGGTAATTATAAGGAATCTATATGGCATAGTGGGACTCCTAAAGTTTGGAAATAATATGGAACATCGAGATTTAACCGATAAAGAAATAGAAGATGGACTTTTAGAATTCTTTGGAATAAAATTAATAGATGGTAGTTATTATACTAGGGAAGGTAAATTGGTAACTAAAGTTAATAAATTTAATCATTTAGGAGTAGAGTTTACAGATGGCAATAATAATTATTACATGCTTTCTAAACCTAAACAATTGATTTCTTCTGCTGAAAAGGATAAATAATATGAAGGTTCCCGACTCTCCTACCATTCCTCTAGATGAAAATATAGCAAAAAAAATAATGGAAACATGTTGTAAAGAAGATTTAATTTGGGGACCAGAATATCCTACTACAAGTGATGAAACCATATATCTAGGTTTAGGATTACCCATTCCTATTTCTCAAGAATTAAAAGATGATGTCCCTGTATGGATAACTAATGAGTATTTAGTAAGTAAAGAAGTTATGGAAAATTATAATGAAAAGTTGAAAAGAATTAATGAAGCACCAGCAGATGGTATAGTTAAAACTCTGATTGAAATGGAAAAAATTGGAGAGAATTATTGGGGTGGTACTTTAGATAGTAAGGGAGACTTATAGTGTTTGTTCCATCCGGTATGACTGAAGAACAAGTCCTTAGAGAAATCAAACAAATTGTTGATAAAATCTCTCCCACATATACTTTTGGTTATTATGATCTAGAGGATATTAAGCAGGAAGCAACAATAGAAGCTTTAAGTGTACTTCCCTCATATGATACTACTCGTCCATTAGCTAATTTTTTATTCGTACATATTAAAAGACGACTCTTAAATTTAAGACGTAATAAATATAAACGAACGGATGCCCCTTGTAGTTTATGCCATAACCATAGACATCACGAGCATGAAAATGGTAAGATGTGCAAGAAGTATGTTAACTGGAAAAAGAATAATAGTACTAAGGCTAATTTAACTCATCCACTTACTATCCATCATATTAATGAAGACACAGAATCAAATGTGGAAATTGCCGATACAATCTCTAAAGAGATAGCTAATAACGAGTTACGTGAATTAATAAATACTAAATTAGATCCCTCTTTACGTAATGATTACTTAAGAATGTTGGCACGAGAAAAAATCCCCAAGGTAAGACGTAAAAAAGTAGAAGTTGCTATTAGAGAAATTGTGGCGAGCGATTATCTAGACGAGTAATTATATGGCAAATAAAGTTAAACTTGGTAGGTTAAAAAAAGAAGAAGAAAATTATATTATCGCACATGCGGGTAAGTTGGTGCCGCAGGAAATTGCTGATAATCTTAATAGAAGTATACGTCAAGTATTAAACATATTATCAAAAGTTGATGTTAAAAGACCCGCCAAAGATAGTGCTAATGAGAGTAAACTAAGAGTAGGGTTGAAGGAATCAGCTCTTTGGAAAACTCTCAAGGCTGAGTTTGAACCTGACGAACTAGTTTATTTCGAAGAACAATATATAGCATTAATGGATCAATTTAAGCAGGAAGAAGTATTGCATACTGAAGAAAACCAAGTCTGCAAAGTCATTAAAATTGATATTATGAAACACCGTAATGCTATACGACAAAAGAGATGTAGTAGGGAAATAGATAGATGTGAAAGGTTACACGAAAAAATAATTGCTAGTAAGGATTATCAGGCATTAGAGAAGAAAGCTATTGAAGACTTAGAGATCGTTAATAATCAAATACAAAATTTATATGCTCAACAAAAAGGATTTTCTGATGAGTATGTTAAATTAGAAGAAAAACACCAAAAATTAATGGTGGATTTAAAGGCTACCCGAGAACAGCGTGTTGATCAGATTCAATCTGGTAAGGTAGACTTTTTAGGGGTTATTCGTAATTTATGTGAAACCAGAGTTCAAGCTGAACAAGACAGACAAATAGAGTTGATGAGACGGGCAACCAAGAATGAGACTGATAGATTGTCCAAACAATATCAATTTGCTGATGGTGAGAATGATCCTATGTTATTAAATAGTAATACACAAACGGAATAACTATGTTTAATGTGATTTTAATTGTAATGGTAGTGGCTTACATTTTTGATGTATTGTCTAATCATAAATATCGTAGACGAGTAGTAGATAAGTTGGACGCCATACATATATTACTTTTCTCTGCTGAACAACGTATTCAAAAATCGAATGCTCGGATTTTTTACGAGAATTTATCTTGTGGAATTAAAGTAGGTGATGGGGGTCAATCTATTGAATACTATGGTAAAGATGTGGATGTAGTATTAGATTTGATGGAAAGCCAAAATGGATCCTTAATAAGCGATAAATAAGCCATATTCATGATAAATAGAGATTTTGCCGATCCTCGTTATAAAAAGTGGCGAGCCGATGTTAGAAAACGAGATGGATTTAAATGTAAGATGTGTGGATCTAATAAGAAATTACAGGTTCACCATATTAAACGATGGGCTGATTATCCTACCTTAAGATTTGAAATATCCAATGGTATTACTTTATGTAAATTACATCATAAAAGGATGTGGGGACGAGAAGATGATTTCGTTGCCCTCTGTATGACATTAATATCGAATGGGAACAACGTAAATAGTTTGTTTAAAAAATATGGCATCGAATAAAATAACTATTGTTAATAAGTTTACTGTTATTAAAGATACTCGTGAACAAAACGGGTGGAACTTTAGTAAAGAAGGTAATTGTGATGGGACCGTGGTAGAAAAGTTAGACACGGGTGATTATTCTTTGAAGGGTTTAGAAGATAAATTTACGATTGAGCGGAAGGGTTGTGTAGCTGAATTCGCAACTAATTTATTTCAAGAGAGATTTTATAGAGAATTAGATAGACTTAATAAATTTGAACATCCATATTTAATACTAGAATTCCCTTTTGATTTGATGGAGATCTATCCAAAAAATTCAAGCATTCCTATGTGTAAATGGGAGTTTGTTAAAATTCGTGGTAATATGCTTATTAAGAGTTATCATGAAATGAGATTATCTTATCCTAATATCAGAGTGGATTTTGTAGGATCAGGAGGAAAATTTTATTCCTTCTCATTGTTTAAAAGAATAACGGAATTATATGGCAGAAAAGTTTAAAGCTACCCCTAATATTGATTTTATTTTTGAACTGGCAAATAATGCCTGGGCTCTTTCGGAAGAACAAATAAAAAGTGTTAGACCCGGAAGTGATGGAGCATTAGATGTAATTAAACTATTAGATATACCTTTACCTGCTGATAGACCTCTAGTACCTAAAACAAAGTTTGAATTTGACAATCCTCATATACACCTTCTAAAGATAATGTCAGATCCGTTGTTTTTTCCATTTACCTGCAAGACATTATTTTGCCGACCAGATGGCGCTGGTCCACTGCAAATCCTCCCATTCCAACAAATCACTCTACAGGAATTGTGGTGGCGTCAATTCCCAATGTTGATTTATACCCGAGGTGGTAGTAAATCTTTTATATTAGCCTTATACGCTTTATTACGCGCTACCTTTACTCCTGGTTCTAAGATAGTTATTACTGGATCGTCTTTCCGGCAAGCTAAAAACGTTTTTGAGTACATCGAACGTATTTGGTACAAATCTCCAGTATTTAGATCTTTAGTGAAAAGTAGTCCTAGTGGTCGTCGATCTGGTCCTATTCGTGGTATTGATAAGGTTGAATTTATTGTGGGAGACTCCATAATTACTGGTATCCCTATTGGTGATGGTGAAAAAGTTAGAGGTTTGCGTGCTAACTATATCTTGACGGACGAATTCGCATCTATTAATGAACTAATTTACTCAGTTGTTATTCAGGGTTTCGCCGCTGTTACCGCCGATCCCATAGGAAACGTTAGAGATTATGCTCGAATGGAATTATTAAAGCGTCTAGGATATTGGACGGTAGATATGGAAGAAGATGAATTAAAAAAGGTTAGAGGTAACCAAAGTGTTCTAGCAGGAACTGCTTCATATGCCTTCAACCATTTTTATAAATATTACCAGGACTATAAAACGTTTATTGGTACTCGTGGTGATGAAGAAAAAATTAAACGAGTATTTAATGGAGAAATTCCTACTGGATTTAAATGGGATAGTTATTCTATTATCCGATTACCATATACTCAAATCCCACATGGGTTTATGGATGATCAAATTATTGCCCGTGCTAAACGTATTACTAATACTTCCGAATTTATGCGTGAATATGAAGCTTCTTTCGTTAAGGATTCTGATGGATTTTTTCGTCGTTCTTTAATTGAGAGTTGTGTAGTAGGACATAAAGATCGAGATCCAATACAATTTAAATCTTGTGGTATTGTAAATTTTGCTGCTTTATTAAAGGGAAGCAAAGATAAAAAATATATATATGGAATTGATCCTGCATCTGAAAATGATAAATTTGCTTTAGTAATTGTTGAGTTATGGGAAGAACATAGACGAGTGGTATATTCATGGACGACCAGTAAGTCTAAACAAAAGGATCAGCTTCGTAAAAAATTAGTTAGTGATGGTAACTTTTATAAATATGCTGTGAGAAAAATTAGATCTTTATTTGCTGATTTTCCACCAGAAAGAATTCTAATTGATAAGGGTGGTGGTGGCGTAGCTTTACGCGAAGCGTTTGGTGATACTGATAAATTGGATGGTTCAGATTTACCCGTTTATGAAGTAATTGATCCAGATCCTAAAAACTATAAAGATACCGATTCTAAAGAAGGTTTACATTTATTAGAAATTGTCGACTTTACTAGTGAATGGTTAATGGAAGCTAATGAAGGTATGAAGAAAGATTTAGAAGATAAAGTCCTTTTATTCCCATTATTTGATAGTCTCCAATTAGGTATGGCTGGTGTAGCTGATGAAATGAGTGGTCGTAAATCTAAAAATGATGAAGGTGAAATAGTTTATACTACACAGGATACTCTAGAACAAAATATGTTAGAGATTGAAAAACTTAAAGATGAGTTGGCAACTATTGTGGTTAGTCAAACTCCTACGGGTAAGCGTAGATGGGATACTCCAGATCATAAAATGCCTGGTTCTAAAGTTGGTCGATTACGTAAGGATAGATATTCCGCACTTTTATTAGCAAATATGGGTGCGCGAGTTTATCAACGTGGTGAAGATGAGTTTGAACATGATGGATGTGTTAAGGGAGGGTTTGTTTCCGAAATTTCCACTCCATTAAAAATGAGAGAATCATCTGGTAAGCAATTATATAAAGGTCCGGCTTGGTTTAATAAAAAAGTCGGGTCTGGAATATATGGATCTTTAGTACAAAGATAGCATGGTGTATTAAGTATATATAAGTAATCCCATTACCAATTGAATTAAAAATTATGGCATCTAAAATTCCACAACATCAACCAGCACCACTATTTATAACTTGGAACCCAAAAGATCCAAAAGGTATGGCTGAAGCTCTTGCTACTGCTTCTAAAAATTATAAAACTATTGAGCCGGTTACTAGAAGTGTTGCTGGTGCTACTACTTATCGAAATGTGGATTCCCCAAACATTTCGGTGAGAGACGGATATAACAGAAGCGATTATGATTATTTTAGACCGGGAGAACGTCTACCAACTGAAAGACAAGGGATTCAATCGGCTTGTAAAATGGCTTATAAAAAGTTCGGAATTGTCCGAAATATGATTGATATGATGACAGATTTTGTTGTAAAAGATATAAATATTGTTCATAAATCACCAAAAGTACAAGAATTTGGTAGATTATGGTTTAAAAAAGTCGCTGGAAAAGTTGTTAGTGGAAAAATTGTTAGACGACTTTTACGAGAGGGTTGTGCGCCAGTTCGTAGAAAAATTCAAAAACTTGATGATCTAACATTAACTAGTATAACTCAAGCTGGTGTTAATGCCAAGTCTCCATTAGGAAAAAATGAAATTCCTTTAAGTTATAAAATACTTGATCCTATTAACATGGAAGTAATTGGTGGAGAATTAGCTCAATTCGTTGATGATGGATTAGTACAATATGGAATTTCTGTTCCTAATCATTTAGTTAAACAATTGCAAAGTCCAAAGAATGAAGCAGAACGTTTAATTGTTAAAAGTTTAAAACCGGATATTTATAAACACGCAATAAATGGTCAACATATTATTCCTCTGCCGACAAATCGTTTGGTGATGCTTCATCACAAAAAAGACGATGATGAATTATGGGCAACCCCACTTTTGTATGCTATATTAGACGATTTACAAATGTTGGAAAAACTCAAGATGGCTGATAGATCAGCTCTTGATGGTGCTATTTCACATATTCGATTATGGAAAATGGGTAATTTGGATAAACAAATTATTCCAACTGCTGAAGGTATACAAACATTAGCTGATATCTTATTAAGATCAACTGGTGGTGGTTGTATGGATTTAGTTTGGGGACCAGATCTTGAATTACAAGAAACTAAAGCTGAACAATTTCAGATTTTAGGAAATGAAAAATATATATCAACAATGACATCTATTTATCAAGGATTAGGTGTTCCTCCATCATTAACTGGTGTTAGTTCTGATACTGGATTGACTAATAATTTCGTATCTTTACGAGTATTAGTTGAACGTTTAGATTATTGTAGAGATATATTAATTGATTTTTGGTCAAACGAATTAGAAATAGTACGAAATGTTTTTGGATTTAGAAATCCATTTTCATTAAGTTTTGGCATTCCTAGTTTATCAGATGATTCAGCAGAGAAGAAATTACTTATTGATTTAATTGATCGAGATGTTATGTCTGGAGTCTTTGTACAAGAACGATTTGGTGCTGATCCAGATATTGAACAAGCTCGGCTAAAACAAGAAGCTAGAAAAAGAGAAAAGGGATTATTACCAGCTAAAGCAGGTCAATTCCATTCAGATAGTCAACAAAAGAATAATTTGGAAAAACTATTTGTACAGACTGGAGAAATTACTCCATCAGAAGTTGGAGTTTCTCTTAAAGATAGAAAGTCTGGAGAAGTTCCATCAGCTGAAAAACAAGCTTCTCGTAAATTAAAAGAGGTTAAGGCTAAACCACAACCAAAAATTAATGGTAGACCTATAGGTGCAAAAGATAATATAAAGCGTAAAAATGCACGACAAGCTCCAAAACAATCTTCAAAAGCTGAAATAGCTCAGGCTGTTTTATGGGCTAATGATAGCTATCAAAAGATTGATGATTTGTTAAGAGATAATCTTTTAAAGATGAAGAAAAAATCTAACATGCGTCAATTAACAGATGATGTAATTGCTGGTTATGAAGATTTAAAATTCCAAGTTTTATGTAATCATAGAATTGGATCAGAGATAACAGAAGTATCAGTCAAAGCATGTATTAAAGCAAATACTCCTGTTTCTCTGCCGATAAAACGATTATCAGAAATTACTATTAATCGATTTATTGAACTAAATAAAGAAAAACCTAATTTAGATCAAGTGCGACGTATTCGCGCGATGGCATACGCTATGTTTAATTATGATGAAAATGGTGTAAATATTAATTAAGGAGATTGTTATGGCTAAAATATTAATTGAGTTCGATACTGTAGGAAAAACTGCTGTTGCTAAAATTGATGGGGTAGAAGTTCCCAACTTTATATCAGCTAATTTGTATGGCGGATATAAGAATAAATTTGGCATTGAATTAGTAAGTGGTAAACAAGATGATGACAATGATATGCAGGCTTGGACTCGTGTTTGTGCTAATGATGGTCAGTTAGTTGACAAAACAGAAGAAAAAGAAGAAGATAAAGACGTATTAGATGAAGAAACTAAGCAAGAACTAAATACTTACTTTGGAATAGATGATGCCTAATTCTGATCCTTCAATCAGAGGTCGTTGCGCCTGCGGTGCAATAGTTTATCAATGTCGTTGTGATTGTTCCAAAGTTGACAAAATAGTTCAACAAAGTTGTGAACAATGCAAAGGACAAATATTGGTATTTCCAGAAGAAGTATCTGCTGGAATTGCCGATTTAGTTCGATCTACTGCATCTGCTTTTTTAACATCTGATATCGCTCCTGATAAGGACGAAATTAAACCAGAAGTTTTAACTAAGTTAAATGCTGTAGCGGCACATAATCTTTCATTACCAGATTTATATCCAATGAAAGGTATATTAGCATCTACTGGTGTTAATTTAAATGATGATTTCTTTGATAAAGATGAGAGTTATGCAGCTCGATTAACACCTATACATAAACCATTTAATTTTGAACATAAATCTAGTGATATAATTGGTCATATGACTGATTGCTGGATTTCAGATTTAGATGGAAATGTTGTTACAGCAGAAGTTGCTCCAAATGCTTTTGATATTCCATTTAAAGCAGTTTTATATCGACACTTTACTGATAGCGAAAGTAAGCAGGAAAGAATAGATAAGATTATTGCTGCTATAGAAAATCCAACTGATGAAGATCGATGGTTTGTTTCTATGGAATGTCGTTTTCGTGGTTTTGATTACTTAATGTTCTCTGATAGACAAGATGTTAGTAATGCAAAAATAATTGAACGAAATGAATCAACTGCGTTCTTAACTAAACACTTAAGATATTATGGTGGTAGTGGTGTTTATAAAGGCAACAAATTAGCGAGATTTTTACGTAATATAACATTTTCAGCAGTAGGTCTAGTACGAAATCCAGGAAATCCGCGTTCTGTGATTTTAGCCCCAACTAGCACAATAACTTCTGGAAAAATTTACTCGTTTTCAGAACAATTGGGGTATGATGAAAGTAGCGGCTTAGCGAAAAAGGAACTTATGAACGAACAAGCATTAAAAGCAGAACTCGAAGCTCTCAAGTTAAAGCTTGATGAAGCTAATAAAGTTATAGCTGATACTCAAAAGGCTAATTGGGAAAAGCAAGTTGCTGATCTAAAATCAATAGTTGCTGGCAAAGAAAAAGAAGTGGAATCAGTATCCGCCTCCGTTACAGCCGCAAAAGCAGAAATTGATGCAGCAAAGACTGGCTTAGAAGTTTTAACAAAAGAAAACACTGAACTAAAAGTAGAAGTTCAAAAATTTAAAGATGAAGCAGCAAAAACAGAGGCAGCCCACAAGTTAACAAAACGTCTTGAACAAGTAAAAGAAGTCTATGGCTTAAATACTGTTGCAGATGCACAAAAATTTGTTGAACCACTTGTTGCCCTAACCGATGAAGCATTCGCTGCACACTTAGAAGTAGTCAAGGGTTTTAAAGTTTCTACTAAAACTGATAATGCTAAAGCATTAGAAACAGGAACTCCTGTTGTAGAACCTGATTTAAATGTTGGTGCTAATAGTGGCAAAGATGAAGAAAAAAATGCATTAGCTTCTGAATTAAATGAATTCTTTGGTTTAAATAAAGAAACTGAAGAACCTGCTAAAGCATCAAAAAAAACCAAGGTTAAAAAGTAAAAAAGGAGATTAGCTGTGGCTTTAAAATCTGATCGCGAAATTCGAGCAACCAATATCCGCCATATTTGTGATACTACTGGCGAAGCTGGTGTGTTAATGATATTGAAGGGTACTCAACCATCTGGTCGTGGTGTGGGTCAAGGTATTAATGATTCTGCTCCTGTTGCTGTTCCATGTACTGGAACTCCCGCAAGTGGAACAAGAGTTCTTGGAGTTTTACTAGATGATGTTAAAAACATTGATCCAGTTACACAACATCGTAACTTCCAACGAACTGACCAATTACAAGGTGAAAACGTCTGCATCGTAACTGATGGTTTTGTAAGAACCAATAAAATCAGTGGTACTCCAGCAGCTGGTGATACTGCATATATTGGAACAGACGGTGCATTCGCAAACTCACAAACAAATAGTATTCCAGCAGTCGGTAAATTTGATACCTCAAAAGACACTGATGGATTTGCAATTGTAACTGTAAAAATTCCATAATTTATAAAACAAGAATAGGAGTAAGTAGATGTCTCGCTTTAGTAAGAATCCTGGACCTCGGATGACCGAGTTGCTTCAACGTGCTGGCTCTAACGAATTAACCATTCGTGCAGAAGCTACCCATCAACTCGCCAAAGCTTTAGAACTTCCTTTGCGTCAAGGCGTTCTTAAGGGCGACATAGTTGGTGATATTTATGAAAAAGAACCTCTTCAACCTGGTGTTGCTGCAGAATATCCATTAGATCTTCTAACCCCTGGTACTGAAGATGAATACGTAGCATATACGATCCCAGCTCAAGGTCGTATCCCTGAAATGCACGTACAAGGCGATTATGTAATGGTTCCAACCTTCGAAATTGGTTCCAGTATTGACTTCGCTACTAAGTATGCTCGTGATGCTCGATGGAATGTCGTAGGTCGTGCAATGCAAGTCCTAGAAGGATCAGTTGTTCGTAAGCACAATACTGATGCTTGGAGATGTTTAATTTCCGCTGGTTATAACCGATTCCTAAACGTCTATGACGATAAGGTACAACCCGGTTTCTTCAGTAAGAGATTAGTCGAATTAATGAAGAACGTAATGAGACGACAAGCTGGTGGTAACTCCACTTCAGTAAATCGTGGTCGCCTAGATCGTTTATATGTCAGTCCAGAAGCTTTAGGTGATATTCGTACTTGGGACGTAACACAAGTTGACCCAATTACTCGTCGAGAATTGTTTGTAGACGATGACCTAGATCGTATGAAGATTTTCGGTGTAGAATTACGATCAATCGATGAATTAGGTGTTGGACAAGAATTTGAATCCTATTGGGAAACCAAATTAAGTGCATCACTCCCAACTTATTCTCTATCTAGTGTTTCATATACTAAGTTAGAAATCATGGTTGGTCTAGATCTCTCCCACGATGGAGTCTTTATGAACCCAGTTCGTCAAGAATTCCAAGTCCAAGAAGATCCAACCTTCGCTCGTCAACGAAGAGTTAGCTTCTGGGGTTATGCTGAAGGTGGTTGGACAGTTCTAGATGGACGTAGAGTATTAATTGGTTCTATCTAAGATTGTTAGAAGATATGAACACTTAAATCAGGGACATGGGTTCCTGATTTTTTTTTATTTATATACACCAATTAACAATATTCATTCCTGCTTATTCCGGTGTATAAATTAGTAGACAATACAAGGTAAAATTATGCCAATTACATCATCCGATATTAAATTAAGACTATCTGTTACTACTGGTTCAGCTGGTGGATCAACTGCTCAGGGTGATCCTAATGCTTCTTTAGGTAAATATATATCAACAACTGATATTTCCGGTACTCCATTAAATAATTTATTTGATAATGTGAGTGGCGATGAAAATTCTATCGGTACTACAGATTATCGCTGTGTGTTTATTTATAATTCACATGCTTCTTTAGTTTATCAAAGTCCTAAAGTCTGGTTAAGTGGCTTCAGATCAACTGCTGTAGGCTCTACAGACATTATAACTGCTTCTGGTCATGGAATGGCTGATGCTGATACAGTTAGAGTAGAAGCTGAATATAATACAGATGCTATACCATCAAACTTAGTTAACTCTACTACTTATTATATAAGAGATAAAACTACTGATACATTTAAATTAGCATTAACTGCTGGTGGTGCTGCCATCGATATTGGTGATAGCTCTGGCTTCGCGACCCGTCAATTTGGTCATACTACAATGTCAATTGGTTTAGATCCAACTGGTATTATGGTTTATACTGGAGCTCCACCACAAGCAACTTCTATTTCTACTGAAACTGGCGTTCCTCCAGGCGTATCTTTTAGTTCACCAACTACAAAATCTGGTGGATTATCTCCATCAAACTTAACTGCTGGTTTTTGTCAAGCTGTTTGGGTTAAACGAGTACCATTAAATACTGGTGCTAGAAATGCAGATGGCGTCACTTTAGGTGTTGCGGGCGATACAGCTGCCTAATAGGAGACGAATATGGCTACTGCAGATAGATGTAAAGAAACTACTACAACAACAGGTAACTCAACTATAACTTTAGATGGTGCCGTTGTTCAACATCAATCTTTTGCTAATGCTTTTAGTGTTGGTCAAAGAGTACAATATGCTATTGTTGAACAATCAGGTGTTGATTGGGAAGTTGGTGAAGGTACTTTATTAACTTCTAATACCTTATCTAGAGATAAAGTATATTCTAGTAGTAATAGTAATGCTTTAGTAAATTTTGGTAGTGGAACAAAAGATATTTTTGCTACTATAATCGCGGAATTTGTTGAGCATGCTAGTTTAGGTATACAGTATGCAAATGCTAATGGTTGGAATATGTCTTAGATAAGGAAAATATATGGCTTCTGTAAATATTGATCCGATTTATTCTCGTGCCGGTTCTTGTTCAAATAATAATGCTACTGGTATGAATCAGTTGGTGTTAAATGCTGCTAATGATTATACTGGTATTGATGCTGACGTATCTTTAATTTTTACTGCCGATGCTACAAATGGATCTTTTGTACAAGGTATTAAATTTAAAGCTGGTGGTACTAACATTGCTACAGTGGCTCGTATATATATAAATAATGGTGGTGCTGCTACTACTGCAACTAATAACGTATTTATAGGTGAAGTTTCACTACCAGCAACTACCGCTATTGCTACTGCAGCAACTGCTGAAATATGGTTTCCATTAAATTTTGCTTTAGATCCTGGTTTTAGATTATATTTTGGTTTAGCTACTGCTGTTGCAGCAGGATGGGTTGGATTTGTAGTAGCAGGAAAGTACTAATAATATGGCTCGTTATTTATACATAAAAAATAATACTGTAGTTAATATAGTTGATAGTCCATATGCTATGCCAGATGTATCAGATATGGGTGAAGATATTATACCTGATCCTGGTGGAGTAAATTTTGGTGATACATTTAATGTGGCTACATATAGAAGTACTACTGCTAGAACTCCAGCTTCAAATATTATAGATGATACTGGATATTTAGGCAAATTATTTAGAGCAGAAGGTGCTGTTTTAGTAGATGAGATTAATGCTCTTAGACAATGGATTACTTCTTTTAAAGCTGCTGTAGCTGCTGCAACTACTTTTGCTAATCTACAAACTAGAGTTGCTGCCTTAGCTTCTGTGCCAGATCGTACATTATCTCAAGCTAGAACTGCTATACAAACTAAAATTACTTCTGGTTCTGTAGATTCATAAAAGAGAAAATAAATGTTAGATTTAGGACACCTATCAAACTCCAGTGCATTTATGAGTTCCTGTGGCAAAGGGGACTTACAAATTTTCACTACTCCATCTACAGTTACTAATTTACAATGGTCTACGTGGAAAAAACCTCGCGGATGCTCTATGTTTTATGCATTAATGTTGGGTGGTGGTGGTGGTGGTGGAGGTGGATTTAGTAGAACAACTAACGGTGATGGTGGTGGTGGAGGAGGAGGGGGATCGTCAGGTCAAGTTGTAATGGCTGGTCCTATATTCTTATTATCTGATATTTTATATATACAAGTAGGAGCTGGTGGAGCAGGAACGGTTTCTGGTGGTGGTACTGCTGGTAGTGGTGTTCGTAGTTATATTGCAGTATATCCTGATATAAATGCTAATAATGCTGTTTTAACTTGTTCCCCAACTGTTCCAACTGGTGGAGTAACTGGAACTGTTTTAGCTGGTGGTGGTGGTGGTACTGCTGGAACAATTACAGCAATTGCTAATCAATGTTTTAATGGACTCGGGTTTTTTCAAAGTATAGCTGGGCAAAATGGTACTGCTGGTGGAGCTCAAAGTGGTGCAAATGGTACAGCTTTAACTTTACCAACTACTGGAGCTTTTACTACTGGTGGAACAGGTGGTGGTGGTTCAACTGGTACAGATTTTTTGGGTGGAGCTTTTAGTGCAACTGCACAAACTTTAGTATCAGAAGCTAGACCTGCTACAGCCGGTACTAATGGACATGGTTCGGGTGGTACTCAATTATGGAAACCATTCTTTTGTTTTGGTGGTGGAGGTGGTTCAACAAATAATAGTGCTACTGCTGGAAATGGTGGTAATGGTGCATATGGATCTGGTGGTGGTGGAGGAGGAGCGGGTAATCCTGCTGGACGTGGTGGTGAAGGTGGAAATGGAATTATAATAATTTATTGTTGGTAATAATATGATAGATTTTGGGCATTTACCTACAGGTAAAGGTAATTTACAGATTTTTACTGTTCCATCAACGGTTACATTTTTGCAATGGCAAACATGGAAAAAACCTCGCGGATGCTCTATGTGTTATATGTTTCTAATGAGTAGTGGAGCTGGTGGTGGTTCGGGTGCCAGTGGTGCTGCCAATACTGATAGAGGTGGTGGTGGAAGCGGAGCTTCTGGTGGACATATATCAGGTATTTTTCCATTATTTTTATTACCTGACATTTTATATGTTCAGGTCGGATTGGGTGGAATGGGTGGTGTTGGTGGGACTGGTGTAAGTAGTATGGTTAGTTATGTTGTTGTATATCCTGCTACAACTCCATCACAAACTTCTAATAATACACTTATTGCTTCTCAAAATACTAATGCCACAGGTGGGGCTGCTGGATCAGGAGTTGGCGGTGGAACTGCGGGTGTAGCAGGATCTGCTATAGTAATTACTGCTTGTAATTTTATGAGTTTAGGATTTTGGCAAGGCTTTGGTGGACAAAATGGATTAGTTGGGGGGGCTCAAACTGGTGCAAATGGAGGAAATATAACATTTTCTACATCTGGTCAATTAACAACCGCTGGATGTTCTGGTGCTGGAGCAGGAAATACTAGTACAAGTGATTTTGCTGGTGGAGCATTTGTAACTGTATCTAATACTTTGCTAAATGAAATTGCTGCAAAAGCACCAGCGATTGGCACTTTTAATGGGAGCAGTGCATTACCTTGTTGGAAACCATTTTTTGGATTTGGCGGAGTAGGTGGTTCATCAAGTGAAGCTGGAAATGGTGGGAATGGTGGACATGGAATTTTTGGTGGTGGTGGAGGAGGAGGAGGAGCTGGTATAAATGGTGGTAATGGTGGAGATGGGGGGAATGGATTAGTAATCATTTACGCTTGGTAATTCTTATATAAGAGATAAATATGTTAGGGTTTAGTCCATTATCATCCACTCCTTTAAGTACATTAGGTAATAACCTAACATCTGTAACACTTAATACTTTATCTACTTGGAATGACTTAAAGAGAATAACTAAACAAGGTATTTGTACTTGGAATGATTTATATCGCATTTCTAAAAATAGTACTTGTAGATGGAATGAACTATATAGAATTACAAAAGGCAATTTATCTACTTGGAATGACTTAAAGAGAATAACTAAATCTGGTTTATGTACTTGGAATGATGCAGTATTAGCAAATGTTTATAAAACTGCACTATGTACTTGGAATGACTTATATAGGATTTCAAAAACTAATTTAGAGACATGGAATGATTTATATCGAGTGAGATCTGGATCTTATTCTAGTTGGAATGATAGATTTGTTATTAATATTAATAAAACTTGTACTTGGAATGATTTATTAGGTATTAAAACTAGATCAACTTGTACTTGGAATGACTTAAAGAGAATAACTAAAGCTGGATTGTGTACTTGGAATGAAATATATTCAGTACGACCACATATTCTTTGTACTTGGAATTTATCTGCTTTAGGCGATCCTGTAATACTTCATTTTTTGTGTACTTGGAATGATTTACAAAGAATTTCCAAAACAACCAATAATAATTATAATTTAAATTATAGAATTGGCAAACAATCTAATAGTACTTGGACTGATAAATCTAATATTTTAAATAATAACTATATTTCTTGGAATGATAGATTTAGAATTATTAAAAATAATCAAATAAGTTGGAATGATTTATTAAGAATTAACAAATTGATTTCAAACTCATGGAATTTGATATATCGTGTTAGTGGGAATAAAGTAGCAAAATGGGGTATAAATAGTGTAGTGAGACAATCATTATCAAGCAATTGGTATGATTTAATCAGTATAATTCGGAAATATCCTTCAGTTTGGAACGATTTAGTAAAAATTGCTAAATCTATTGATCAAAAGTGGGATTTATATACACGAATAAGTGTTCAAAGTTTATCTACTTGGGATTTAATTAGTAGTTTATTAGCTACTTTACTTATAGTAGAAGATTTAATTTTGAATAATACTCTAACTGAAGAATTGACTGGAAGATTTAATATTGTGGAAGATTTGTTATTAATAACAGAAGAAACTGGTGATTTATAATGGCTACTGAACTTCAAGAAGATTGTCTAGGATTGTCTGTAAATCCTACATTATTAAATCCATCAACTTTAGCTCCAATTGATCTTACAACCGCATCAGAAATATTATTTAGATTTTTAGGACCAACTATTGGTGCTACTGTTGTTGAAGTAACTGGTGCAGTCGATGCTGATCCAACAACTGGTAAGGTATATTATTCCAATACCAGCGATGAATTTTCTACTCCTGGAAACTGGAAGTATCAAGTAAAAGTAACTTTTGCTACTGGACAAGTATTTTATAGTAAAATTTCCAAAGTTAAAGTTAAAGCTAATTTAGGAACCACATAATGGCTTGGGATGAAGAAATAAATATAATGACTCGAACTTTGATTAATGATGCAGATGCAATAAAGTTCAGTGATGATAGAATCAACCAAGCTATTTTGGTTGCTATGAAATTCGTACAAATAGAAGTAAGCTTTGAACAGGTTTATACAGTTGATATAACTAATGAATCTGTTAGTCCGGATCCAACTGTTGGTGATGATAGAGATGATGGATTTGTGACTCTTGTGTCTGTTAAAACTGCTTGTATAGTTGATCAGGGTAGTGCATCGGATGCTGCTAGTCAAGCTATTAGAGTTAAAGACGGAGCAAGTGAAGTAGATTTAAGAGATAGTTTTAAGGCTAAGTTAGAATTATTAAAACGTGGTTGGTGTGCCTTTTATGAAGATCTAAAAACAGATTATGTATTAGGACAAAGAGGACGAGTATTGGGTGCAGCAGTTATGACACCATTCAGATTGTTTGCTGGATATGGTGCGGATGTTCCTTTTGCAAATGCAGGATTATTAAGACCTTTTAGCAGATAAGTGTGTATGCTTCTCTGCTGAAAATTGGAGAAAATATGGCAATTTATGTTTACCCTAGTGGCAAAACTTATACAGACGTAGATACAGTTCGGGTGACTATTGGTAAACCTGAATTGGGTACATTAACTACTTATACAAAGTTAAATGATCCAGTTACTCATCCAGATATTACTGGATTAAGTGGAGTGCTTAATGTTAGATATATTCATGATTCACAAAATCCTTGGGATAACCCTGCTATAACTGGATAAAATAATGTCTAAATTACATCAAGGCAATAATAAATTAAAAAAAGAATACGAACAAACTTATTTATATTTTAATTGCCTTGGTTGTCATTCAACACATTGTTTTGCTTATCCTTTATGGAATTGGAATATGAGTTTTGAAAATCCTACGGTTAGTCCAAGTATAAAAGTAACTTATCATGATAAAATTTGCCATCTTTTTATTAGGGATGGTAAATTGTGTTTTTGTAATGACTCTTGGCACCAATTAGCAGGAAAAGAAGTAGATATGGTTGATTGGGATAGTATTTGGTTTGCAGAGGATGAATAATGGGTGTTCTATTTACTTTAACTCCAGAAATAAAAGCAATTACTCAACAAGCTTTAGATGATTTGATCACTGAACTTGCTAAGGATTGTGTTTTATTGTATCCTCCAATAATGGAAGCCTGTACATCAAGTGGATATCATCAATTAAGTGGTGGATTTGTTCCACCCGGATTTAGTAGATGTCAATTTTGTGATGGTAGTGGTTTTCGTGAAGTTCAAACTACTGAAACTATTCAAATGACAGTTGTAGCTTCTCCTGCTCATTTTTATAGAAAATTGCCACGCAATATTGATATTCCTGATGGATTAATACAAACTAAATGTTATGCTGCTGATGTAGTTAAGATTAAACAAGCTAGAGAAATGCAATTACAACCAGAATTAGATGCATTATTAAGACCTAGATATAAATTAGTAGGTGAACCTATAGATGTATCTTCTATTATTCCAGGTCGCTATTTTATAGCAATGTGGGAAAGAATACAGTAATGGAAGCTATTAATATAACAGTTAATCCTGATTTAACTGGTTTTGACAAGAATATTTTAGAGGAATTTAAACAATTTGCAATTCCTCGATTAAATAAAATCAAAACTAAATTAGAAATTCCTGTTAAAAAAATTATAGCTGATGGTATGAGATCTACTGATCATTATGGATCATTAATTAGTGATAGAGGTCAACTAAGAGTAGAATTTGGTATTTTAGATAATAAAAAAGCTGTTGAAGATATTATTCAAGCTGTTCAATCTTCTATACAATTAGATGTTATTCCTCCAAAAGGAACTAGTTTGGGTGGAATTTTTATTGGAGCTTATAGAGATAATTTTAGTGATGCCTTATCTGCACAAGGCGCTCAATATATTTCTGTTAATAGTGCAGGTACTTCTACTTTAATTGAATGGTTAAAATGGTTATTGTTTGAAGGTGATGTAATTATAATAGCAGATTATGGAGTTTTTGGACACGCTAAAAAAGGTTCAAGAACTGGATCTCATATTATGGTTAAAACTAAAAAAGAAGCTGGAAAGTTACAACCTTGGAGAGTCCCACCTGCTTTTGCGGGAACTGTAAATCATAACTGGATTACTGATGCTGCAAAGTTTTCAGCAGAGAAGATTACAAGATTGCTAGAAGAAACTGGCAGAGAAGTGTTAAATGGATAAATATAATTTTCGTGGGAATTATACTCAATATGGTAATTATTTGTGGACCGATCAATTAGAGATAAATTTGATCTCTTGGTTGAATTGGGCGTTGTTGGGTATTGGTGCATTTGAAAATATACATAAGGATGATGCTGGTGTTTATGGTGGAGATCGTTCTAGACTCAGAGCAGCAATTGATCCGCGATATGCTACTAATAAAGTATGGCAGGCACATAGACCGGATTGGTGTTGGGAAAGTGGAATAGCTTATGGAACTCAACCAATACATGTTTCTGGTGTTTGGGTAAATAATTCATTTTATCCTACTACTGGATCAACTTATGCTCATTATATTGATTATCCATTAGGACGAGTTGTATTTAGTTCTGCTATTCCAGCAACTTCAATTGTTCAAGTGGAATACTCTCCAAAATATGTAAATATTAGAAGATCTGATGATCCTTGGTTTAAACAAGTTATGAATGGTAGTTTAAGAGTAGATGATACCCAATTTACTGCTACTAATCCATCTGGACAATGGACGGCATTACCAGAACAAAGATTGGTATTACCAGCATTAATTATTGAACCCGCTCTCCATATGAATTCTATTCCTTATGAAATGGGAAATACTTCAAGAATTCATGAAGAAGACTTTTTAGTACATGTAATAGCAGAAAATCCATTTGATAGAAATATTTTGACAAGTTTATTAAAAGATCAAAGTGATAAAAGAATTATTGGATTTGATAGAAATAGAGCTCCAATGCCTTTAGACATTTTTGGGAGTCCGACGCCATCTGCAATGACATATCCTCAATTGTGTGAGGCATATGACTTTCCACAAATTAGTATTAATAAAGTAGTTACAACAAATCAAGAACCTATTGGAAATAAAATTTGGTGGACTACAACAAGATTAACTTTAGAACTTGATGTTCCGTAATAGTTTATGGTGTATTTAACAATAGAAATATTATAAAGGTAGGATATAATGTCACTTAATCGTCGTGTTTACTATGCCAACCGAGTAGTTGGTGTTCAATCTTATGATTTAGGCGGAACCTATACAGCCGCTCGTGGTGTACAAAGCGTAGGCATTAATACCACTTTTAATCTAGAACAAGTGTTCGAACTTGGTCAATTAGCTGTTTATGAAAATATTGAAAACGTTCCTGACGTTGAAATAACTATGGAAAAGGTTTTAGATGGTTATCCTCCATTATGGACTTTGTGTACTCAAGGATCACCTGCTTCTACATTAGTAGGACGCTCAAATGCTAGAGCTAACGTTGCTGTTGGTGTCTTCCCAGATACTAATTCCACTGCTAGTGGTGGACAAATAGCACAGGTTATTTGTTCAGGTATGTATCCTAGCCAATTAGGATATGATTTTAACGTTGATGGCAATGCCCGAGAAACTATGAGTTTAGTGGGTAATAACAAACTTTGGAGTACTGGTAGTTTCTTATTTGCTGGTTATACCGCAACTAATGGTGTTACTGGAACTGATCCACGTGCTCCTGAAGGTGTAAACCGTCGACAAGACATGTTAATGCCAAGTTGTTTATTTCCAACGGATATTCACGGAATTAGTTCAAGTGGTACTAACAATGATACTGGTAGTGGTTGCTTTACTGTATCTATTCAATCTATTAGATTTTCAACCAACTTAGGTCGGTCACAAATTCTAGAATTAGGTCGATTAGCACCATACTTCCGATATGTAGAATTCCCTGTACAAACTTCAACTACTATCGAATTAATTGATAAAGAAGGCGAACAAGTTTCCGCTCTTGAAACTGGTATTTATTCTTATAACAGAAACGTTCTTGATCAACATATCAAGATTGTAATGCAAGAAGGTATTCAAATTGATATGGGTACAAAGAATAAGTTAAACAGTGTTAGTGAAAGTGGTGGTAACGCAGCTAGAGGTGGTGGTAATGCATCCTTAACATATAGTTATATTGGCTATAATGACTTTGATGTTAAGCATCCACTAGATCCAACAACTGGTTTAAGACCATAAAAATAATTCGCAGTTATTTTCGAGCCGTCCTAGATGGGCGGCTTTTTTATTTTATAAGATTAATATACCTTTTGGTGTATTTCTTTATAGGCACATCTCTTAAATCAATTATAATATCTGTGAACGATAAAGACCGCGAAAAGATTCTCTATAGAATTTTAGCAGGAAAAGAACGAGTTATATTAATCGATAATGGTGTTAAAAGACCATTTTGGATTAAAGCGCCTACAATAACTGATAAACTTATTTCCTGTGATATATATGATGAAGCATATTCTGAAGCCGTATTAAATGGATTGTATACGGAAGAAGAAGCTATAGCCTTTTTAGAAGAACGATTGACATGGAGAAGTGCTGATAAAAAGGATTTACAAACGGCTATTGATAATATTGATAAATTAAAAATTGGTCTTTATAAATCATTAAGGAAACGAGATAAAGAAGCTGCAAGATTAGGTTTAGCTAAAACCCGTGAACTCATTTCCACTCTTTCTGCTAAAAAATTTCAATTATCACATAGGACAGCTGAACACTTTGCGTCTACTGCTAAGATTAAATACTTGATAGGAAGATCATTATTTAATGAGAGAAATAAAAGAGTTTGGAAACACAATAAATTTTGGTTAGATCAATCTGAATTATTAGATAACGCCTATTATGCACATTTAGTAAATAAAATAACTGAAACACAAATAAGAGAATTGTCTAGAACCGATCCGTGGCGACCAATTTGGATATGTAAGTCGGTAGAACATTCTATGTTTGGTATATCTGCTTCTAATCTATCTGAGGATCAAAAATCATTAGTTGCATGGAGTAGATTATATGATTCTTGTTATGAAGATCAGGAAAGACCACCAGATAGTGTTATTGAAGAAGATGATATGTTTGATGGTTGGTTAATAGTTAAACGTAAAGAAAGAGAAAAAGACGTAAAGAAAAGTAAGTTTGAAGATGCTATTCAGAATGAAAAAATTGCCAATTCATCTGAGGTATTTGTTATGGCAGCGGCTCCAGGAGCTGCTGATCCAGGATTTACTGATGAAGAATTAGAAGAAATAGAAGATATGAATAGTCCGGTTGCATTAAGTATTAAACGTCAAAGAATGAATGTAGTTAAAGAATTGGGTGAAGTTAAAGAAGCTGATATGCCAGATACCAAACAATTCATACAATCTGAATTGAATAAAATGAGAGCTAATGCTAAAAAATAGCTTTGTTTTTACACCTCTAACCATATAATATTACAGTATAAGGAATTATAATTATGACAGTTAATAAGATTGAATTTAAAGTTGAAAAAGATGGTAAAGAAGTTATTCTAGCTGCCGTACGTCCAAATCAAGAAGTTAAACATCAAGCTGAAATGGAATATGCTAAAGCTTGGTCTAAATATGTTCGAGATGGTCTAATATTAGAAAGTACTTTATGGGATCATTTACGTAAGCAGAATATATGGGATAATGAAAAGCAAAATAGATTAGATGAGATTGATAAGCGATTAAATGAAAATCAGGATAAATTACCTGATGAAAAGGGCAAGGTAAAACAAAAGGGTGTTACTTTAAGTCAGGCTCGTGAAGCTGCTATACAAATGCGTATAGATCGAGTCCAACGAGTTAATTTACTAAGAGAAGTAACTAGATTAACCTCAAATACTTGCGAGGGTATGGCTAATAATGATAAATTTAATTATTTAGTTTCAAAATGTATTGTTACTGGCGATACTAATAATCCCTACTTTTTATCTTTAAAAGATTACCTTGATCGAGCAAATGATCCTACATCAGAAAAGGCTGCACAAGAATTCGCCACGCTTTATTATAACCACGATCCTGATTTTGACAAGAATCTCCCTGAAAACCAATTCTTATTAAAATATAAAATGTGTAGAGGGGATTTATCCTTAGTTGACAAAGATGGCAACTTGGTAGATATTGTAGGTAATAAGGTTGATGAGAATGGATTTGTAATAGAAGCTCCAAAGGTTGATGTGGAAACCTTTGAAATTGAAGATGACTGGAATCCAAAGCCTGTAGAAAACTAACAATAAATATGATGTTTCTCTGCTAAAATATAAGGGTTTAATAGCCCTTATTTTTATTTAAATATGGTGTATTTAATATTAGGTCATAAGGACATATCGTGTTTTTAATCAATGCTCAATTAAACTTAGATTTATCTAAAGGTTCTGGTTCCAAACTTAAAACTGAAGTTGAAGCTTTAATTGGTGGAATTAAGGGAAAAGTAAGTATTGAAGTTTCTTCTAAAAGTAAGCAAGATATTGCTGAACTTGCTAGAAATCTCGATGCACTACGTAATAGTATGAAGGCATTATCTTTAGAAAGTGCTAATGCTGCATCTACCATGAATAAAATGTCTGGTGGTATGAATAGTGTTAGTTCTAATACTAAAACTGCTACTAGTAGTATTACTGGAGCTACTGTTGCTACTCAAAGTTTAAATAAAGCAATGGGTGAAGGTGTTGATTTAGCAACTGCATTTGGTACTCAAGCTGGTTTAGCTGGTCGTAGATTTTTAGCCTTTACAGCTGCTACTACTAGTATGTTTACATTAGTCCGAGCATTAAAAGCTGGTGTGTCTGAAGCTATTGAATTTGATTTAGCAATTAATAAATTAAAACAGGTTTCTGATGAAGGAAGTAAAGGCGTTGCGAATTTACGTTCTACTATTCAGGATTTAGCAAAAAATTTAGGTGTATCATCCTTACAATTGTCAGAAGCTGCAACAGCATTTACACAAGCTGGTATTTCAGCTAGAGATTCAGCTAAAGCAGTAGAAGCCTTTGGATTAGCTTTATTAACTCCAAACTTTGGTAATGCTAAAAATACTATTGAAGGTATGATTGCCTTATACCAACAATTTGGTAAAGATGCTGATAATCTTAAAAATCAATTGGGTTCTATTAATGCTGTGGCGGGCGCATTCGCGTCTGAAGCAGAGGATTTAGTAACTGCTGTTCAGAAGGCTGGTGGTGTTTTTGCTACTACTGGTGGAAAGCTTGAAGAACTTTTGGCTATTATGACTTCTGTGCGAGCTACTACTCGTGAAAGTGCTGATAGTATTGCCACTGGTTTGAGATCCATCTTCACTTATGTTCAACGTACTGAAACTGTAGATGCTCTTAAATTATTAAATATTAATCTAAGACGTACTCGTGAAGAAGCCGAAGCATTAGGTGATGTTGATTTAGCAGAACAATTCGTTGGTCCATATGAAGCCATTCAAAGATTGAGTGCTGGTCTATCTAAATTACGTTCTACTGATCCTCGGTATTCACAGATTGTTGAAGATTTAGGTGGTGTGCGTCAAGTATCTAGAGTACTTCCATTAATCCAACAATTCGGTGAAGCCCAAAAAGCATTAAATGTGGCTCGTGTTGGTGCTGCATCTCTTGAAACTGCAGCTGCAATTCGTCAAGATGCATTAGTTACTAAATTAACTAAAATTCGAGAAACTTATCAACAATTAACTAATGATTTATTACAATCAAAGGGATTTAAATCATTGATTGATTTTATTGGTGAGACTTCAAATGCTATTGATAAGTTAGTTCGAACATTATCTCCATTATTACCTGTATTAGGTGGTTTAGCATTAGGTAACTTGGCTAAATTTGGTTTAACCGCTGGTGCTGCATTCGTGAGTACGGTTAAAGCTCCAAGTACAATCATACATAGATCATCCGGCGGTCCAGTTCCAGGATATGGTAATGGTGATACTGTTCCAGCTATGCTTGAAGGTGGAGAATATGTAATAAAGAAGGATTCAGCACAAAAGATTGGCTATGGAAATTTGAATTCCATGAATGCTAAGGGATATGCTAATGGTGGACAATTTAATATACCAGTATATAATACTGATCCATATGCTAAATTAAAATTATTAAATGGTCCTACTCCAACAATACAAAAAGTATTATCTAAAGTCAATGATATTGGTCTTAATCCCGAAGCATTAATAAATGCGATTGAGATAAATTCGAGCGCCATGATAGGCGGTGTACAGAATTTAGGAGCATTTTATCATAATAGAAAAGGTGTTGCAGTTAATAATATTGCAATATCACATGCTAAACCTTTAGCTAAAACTTCTACTTTTAGTTCTGTATTAGCTCATGAAATAGGTCATGGATTAGATTATAGTATTATAGAACAACTTGGTAAGAAAGGATATGTTAGTGATTTTTCATCACAAGTACCCGGAAGTGGTTTAGCATCTACTGGTAGTGATTATTTAGATAATCCTCAAGAAAAATTTGCTGATGTATTTGCGTCTTTAATTACTGGACAAGCTCCTGCTAATAGAAGACAAATTCCTTCTGAAGAAAAAATTGGATTAATTAATTTCATAAATCAGTTTGCAGAAAGATTACCAGGATTAAGAGCTAAAAAGTTTGCAACTGGTGGTTCTGTATTTGGTGGTAGTTCTGATGAAGATTCTGTTAATGCACGTTTAACTCCTGGAGAATTTGTTTTACGAAAAGCTGCCGCTGATAAAATTGGTCATAGTACTTTAGAGTATATGAATAAAAAGGGCAAGCTTCCAGGTTATGCCAAAGGTGGTAGAGTTAAACGAGATGAAGATGCACCTTTCAGATTACCAGATGAAGCTTATCAAAATGAAATAGATCCTAAATTTTTATTACAGAAAGCTACCTATACTAGTTTAGAATCTAAAATTGAAGATTTAGATAAAGCTTTTGGTGGTCTTGGAACTTTAGCAGAAAAAGTTACAAAAACTGTTAATAATACTATTGCTCAATTAAAGAATAAGTTTCCAAGAGCGGATGCTGAAAGTAGTCCGGCAATAGGTACTGGTTTAGCTAAAGCGGTTCAAGGTTATACTTTTACTGACAAATCTACATCTGGTGGTTTTCTTAATTTTATTCGTAATGGAATCATAAAAGATTTTAAGTCTGAATTTTCTAGTGATAAATTTAAATTAAGTACAGCTACTACAAAAGCAATTGAAGCTGAA